CATGTAAAGACCCGCGACAATAGCAGCAACAACCGCAGCAATTAAGAATATAGGGTTAACAAGTAATTGCGCCCCCAACTTAAGAAACGCACCACCAACACTCGCAACCGTAGAACCTAACCCCTTCAAAGAACTTGAAATCGTCTTTCCGTCAATTTTCCCTAAGTTACCTGCGAACAATTGAGCCGATTCCGCAGCACCCTCGAAGTCCATTGACATTAACTGCGAAGACATCAACCCGAAAGCGTTAGACGTTTGCTCGAAACGTGAACCAGACGCAAAGACCGCAGCCCTTTCGTTAGCATCTTTCAGTTTGTCCGAAAGTTCACCCGCTTGTTCGGCAAGTGCAGCCATTTGTTTTGGGTCCGTTGCGTTAGCTAACTCCCCTTTTAAGGCTTTAAGTTCCGAACGTATCTGAGCGATACCGTTGAGTTTTATATTTATTTCTTGGTCTGCCATTAAATAACCATCATTGTGTTATCGTAGTCACCTCTATTCCCACATCCACCAACTGGCTTGATATCTGAGTCCGTGTTTAAGTCACTTGTAAACTCAGGAAACAAAGCCTTATTAGTAAGTAGGTAGTTAGTAAGTCGCTTTTCGTAGAAAGCTGCCATTTGTCCGTAGTGGTCCATCACGAAAGCCGTTTCATTTTGGCTAACGTTGTTAGAATAGTCCCCGAACTGCGTTTGAATACCTTTGTTCTTAAGTTGGTATGTTAGTCCGAAGGCTGCTTGTTCGGCTGCCCTCCACGCTACAACTGGCTGTATCTTTTCAACTAAAGCCTCTTCGTCGTTGTTTAAAGTCTGAGCGTTATACGCACCCAATAGATAAGCGTAGAAATAACTTCCGAGTATTGCTTGTACTCGCATATCACTCGCTGGCTTAACGTACGGGAAAACATCCGTAACGTCAACATTCGCGGTTATTGGTGTGTTTACCTTAAGGTAATTTTCAGTTACGAAATAAATCATAATGTCGGTGTGTTATTTTCGCTCAATGGTGGTAAAGCTGCCATTGCTCGTATTTCGTTAGGTGTCATTGTTTCGAGAACCTTTGCAGCGAGTGTTGGGTTCATGGCGTTAAGTGCGTTAATTACCGCTTTACCTTCGTCTTCAACTGCTGTAATTGTTTCGTTGACAATTTGATAGTTGGTTATTTCGATGTGTGTATTTATACCTACGACTTTTAAAAGTTGGTTAAATACATCGGCAACAGTTTCGCGCAAAGGAATAATTGTGTTTTTCTCAAAAATTACGTACGCTTGTTTAATGTCCGAACCCGAACCAAGTGAACCCGTAGTTCTAACTCCAAGAAGTATAGGGTCGATGGTGTGAGCGAAACAAATTTGCTCGGTATTTAATTCACTTACACCCTTAAACAATTCATCGTTTGAGTTTGTAGGTACGTTTACTAAGTCGGGTAAACTTTCTTTGTTATTGGCAAAGAAGGCAACCGCTTTTCCTGCGTTTTCTGCGCCTTTCAACTTGTTAACCGTGTCTTTAATTAACTGCATCTCTTCGGGTCCTTGTGGCTTCTTAGGAAACATCATTGCAAACGATGGGAAAATGCTATTTTGAATGTTCGACTTCTGCAAGTAAGATAGTTCACCACTCAAAAAAGCGAAGTTTAACGCACTGGTGTACTGAGGAAGTGGGTAAAAGTCTTGTCCAACTGACTGACCTTCGTAAGCCAACAAATAACACCCGTCTTTGTGTTCGGGGTGGTAAGGTAAATACGTCTTTATTTGAAGTCCGTACTCCCAATCCTCATTTACTGCGTATATAGTTTTCGTTTGGTTTATTCTTACCTTCTCAGGGGCTACCCGGTACACGTTAAACACCTTCCCACCTTTCAACTCAACGTGAAAATAGCATCTATCGTGTAGAATAATGTCTTTGGTGATTGCCTTAATAGTACCTTTCAATCCGATTTTCTTACCGAACGAGTAAAGTACAACCTTTTCCATGTCGGTTAACTTCGTCTCATCGAATGAATAACCCCCACCGATTGCCGCGTTAGTCTTAAAGTCTACAATAGACCCATGCAACGGACTCATGAAATACATTTGATTCATGTACTGCGGAAACAAATTGTCAAACCCGAAACGCACGTAACCTTGTGTAGTGTATCTTACATCTATTCGTGGTAATGACAAGTTACCTTCAGGAACTTTGAGAAACGGTGTACTAAAACTTTGATAACCCGTATCAACTACTTTAAGACTTTCGTCTTTTTTAAACTTTCCAAATAAACCCATTATTCATAAATTGAATTTGATATACCTTCGACTACCATACGCCCCTCTTCAACTAAAGTTAAACCGTTATCATTCGTGTTTGGGTCAACTATAATTGGCACTGGACTTTCGTAAACCCAATATCTATACTGACCTATGCGAAACGTCACGTCTACACCCTCATCCAAAAAGAAAAGATTATAACGATTAACGTACTGCGAAAAGTCCACACCCACCCAATAAATAGGTGCGAGTGTTTGGTCCATCTCCCACACGAATTTAAACAACCAAGTCGGTGCTGTGATTGTGGCACTTTCGGTAAGCGTTAAGGCTATTGTATTGTTTTGGTTTTGTTCGATGTATATCATACTACTTTAATAAGTAACGTAGTGAAAAGTTGGTTAAATAAAAAAGGGGGCTAATTAAAACCCCCTTCCTTTTCGTGTTTATCTTGTTAGATAATGTCAGGTATTTCCGCTGCGTCTACCTCATAAGCGAGCTGTTCCGCTTCCGCTACGAATGTAACGGAATATTTACTTCCGTCCGCTTTAGCCGTTCCCGAACCTTCAGCAACCGCAGTAAGTTGAGCGTTTGGAAAATACCAATACTTTCCGTTTGCGTCACCAACTACAAGTGCAAGGTCTCTTTGACCTTCGCCTAAGATTTTGATTGCTTTAGACTTAGCCGCCTCACGACGATGGAAAATCAAAGTGATAGTTTGAGTAATGAAAGACGAACCATTTACAAGGTCAATCGCTGCCTCTTCCGTAAACATTCCCGTGTTACGTCTGAACTCAAAAGGAATGAAAGGGTCTGCAAGTGTACCGAAAGAAGAAATTATCCAGTTAGCCTCAACAATAGTTCCCGTCATGTTGTCCATGTCGTTAATATAAATTGAAGTTATCCCTCCGATATTGTTGTCGCAACCCTTTAAAATTGTTTCTATTGTTGTACAAGCCATTTTATTTAGTATTTAAGAGTTAAAAAAAAGGGGGCGGTTAAACCCCCCTATTAGCTAAATAAATGAATTAGTCGCAGTAAGCGTCACCACCTACCCAAACAATTTGTGCGTCATTTACAGTATAGAAACCTGCTTTAAAATCCGCTCTGGCCCCGATACGACGGTCCAAAGTAGTTTTAGAGAAGTCAACGATTTGCAAGTTGTCTTGGTCACCTTCAGCATCCAAAGCGTAGATGAAGTTAGTGTAGTCAGACAAAATGATTGTGTTTGCAGGAAGACCATACTCAACAACAACTGGGATATCCAAGTAAGTCAAAGACAAACCAACCGTTACGTTTGTTACGTTGTTTTGTGCAGCCGTAGCAATGCGGTAGTTTGCAGCAACATCAGGAGATACCTTAAACTGCATATTTGCAGGGTTCACCAACATTTCAGGAGTAGCCAAACTAAGTGCTTGAGCAAAGCCATTTGTAAGAATGTTTGCAGCAGTAAATCCACCAACTGGAACTGTACCATTGATATAATCACCACTTGTACACAAACGCTTCAACCAACCATCACAAAGTGAAAGATGACCTTCGCCAGTTGTATCACCTCTCCACATAATCTGTGCAAGTTCTTCGTGTCCTTTTTTCGCCATTTGACCCCAAAAGAAATTCATGAAAGATGCAACAGAAAAATCAGAGTTTGAACCTTTAGCCATTTCCAAAGCCAACCAAGACTGCTCAAGGTCGAACTGACAAACAGATGCTTGAGAAGTCAACGCACAAACGTCGATTTCTACTGCAGAAACTGTAGCTTCTGCGGCGGAAAAATCACAAGAACTTTCTTGTAAAAGTCTGTCGAAAACCACGGTTGCAATTTTCGTTTTTGCCTTTATCCCCGGAAGAACTCGGTAGTTAGTTACCGCATTTTCCATTCCGTAAAGGATTGAGTAATACTCGGATGGGTTTGCTTGAAGTAACGCGCTCGCGTCAACTGTCAAGTCGAATTTGTACTTTTTAGCCATTTCTTATTTTTTTAAGAAGTCAATTACTTGGTTAAACTTTTGTGCCGCTGTCAGTTTGATTTCTTCAACGGGTGCGACTTCCTCCGTTTCAGTTAGTTCATTCTTTAGGTCTGCGATAACTTGCAATAGTTCAGAAATGCGTTGCTCAATGTATGGGCTAACGATTGCCAAAATAGCGTCGGTGTCTGCTGCAGGGTCAATAGCTGCTTCAACTTCAACAACCTCTTCTTCCTTAACGGACTCTTCGGTTACTTCGGTTGTGTCTGCTAATTCCACTTCCGTAGACGCTTCAACTTCCATTACTTGCTCCTCAGTCGTAGGAATTTGCACGTCAACAACTTGACCGTCTTTTACGATAATCAATGTGCCGTCTTCGAGCGTGTGTTCTCCGTCTGGTAACATATTATTTATTTTTATTTGGTTGCTTAATTTAAGACCAAGAAAGCCCTCAATAGAAAAGCCTACTTGACCTGCTTCGACTAACTTGTTATAATAGTCCGTGTCCGTGATTTGTGCCGTGACCATCAAAGTTCCTTTAGGTACCTCAATACCAAAAGTGCTTTTCGCCTTGTCCGCTTCGGGGTTGTCAACTAACCACGCTTCGAGAATGTAGGCAGGAACGATTTGGTCTCCTTCGTGTTCTAAGTTGAAAAGGTTTCTATTGTTCAAGTTCAACATGAAGTCTTTGAAAATCGTGTCTATTTCGACCTCGCTAAATTGTACATAGTACTCGCCCATGTCATCATCACGGCGGTAAATGTCCATTGGTATCATTGCAGGTGCAGTAATACGATATTTCTTTTCGTCTGCAAAGTGACTTTTTGCTTGGGACTTAAACGCTACACCCTTAACCAATACGGCAGGGTTTGCAGTGAACGCGATAGCATCAACTCCAAGCGGTTCAGTGCCGTCGTTGTATGCTTCGTCTATGGTAATTTTGTAAGTTGGTAAACCTTCCATTGACTTAATAAGTACACTTAAAATGTTTTGGTTAATTTTTAAACATAATTTTTATACCTTTGGTTAAAATCTAAGCAATGAAAAAAATGACGGTTACTAAAAAGATGATTAAGAGTGACGAGAATTTAATGTGTCATTCACAAATTAACTTACTTTGTCATGGTCATTTAATTGAAACTTATGGATTGACTTTGGAAGAGTTATTTATTTGGAACATGGAAGAAAGCCCCGAATTTAAGTATGCTTATTGGGAGTGCGGAAGAGTTCCACGAGTTGAAGTATTAACCAATGAAGATTGGGGGACAAATGTAAGAGCAAGAATATATTTTGAAAAACCAATAAACAAAAACAAATGATTCAAATTTACGGGGCTGAAATACCCAACCAACTAAACGAGTTAACCGTTGAGCAGTTCGACCACCTCAACAAAATCGAAAACAACATCGAGTTAGACACCATCGAAAAGTGGATAGAGAAATTTATTTACTTAGGGGTTGAAGAAAAAGCCTTCGATTCAATGGAACTTGACGAGTTCGCTAACTACATTAAAGACTTTAACAAGTCCGAAATACCAAGCACCGAAAAGGTGACGCAAATTGTCATTGATAAATACACTTATGAGACCTCCGAGAATATCGGTGTTAAAGACTTAGGAATGATTGAGAAAATCTACCGCAGTCAAGACGACAATTTTACCGCTCAAACACTTGCAATTCTTTTTAAACGAACGGACCTTACACGAACCGAACACTACGCACCTGCGCACCTTAAATTGAAGACTAATTTGTTCAAGAAACAAATAGCAGAAATTGCATTTCCGTACATTCTCGATATTCTACAAAAGATAACCAAGATAACCGAAAAGAAAGTTGATGAAACTACCGAAGAGTTGGAACGAGGTAACGGTTAACCAATGGGTCGAACTTAATTCAATAGACCCTAACGAATTTAACAGCGTGTTTCTACACACCTTAGAAGCTGTCTCCATACTCTCCGATACAGACCCCGAAGAGTTGGAAGACCTAACCCCCGAAGAACTCATTGACCTTGCCAGTCAGGTATCTTTTATTAAGCGTGAGCCGTCCAATAAGCCTAAACAAGCCGTGAAAGGTTTTATGTTGAAGCCGTTGGACGCGCTTACCTTAGGGGAGTTCATCGACCTTGAGTATTATATTAGTCAAACCACCGAGAATTTCACCCTTTTGCTTAGTATATTATACAAGCGATGGAAACGTGACGATTGGGGCAACCTTATATTTGAGCCTTACGTGTATAAGTTAAACGAACGTACCGACCTATTTAACGAAGTCAGCATTAATGAAGTCTTTGGTGCGGTAAACAATTACGTTAACTATTCAAACGACTTTAAACAACGTTACGAGAACCTATTTAACCCAGTCATTGAACAAGACGAAGAAGTCGAGTTAGACCCTGAGGACCTTAAAGCCGAAGCCGAAGAAAAGGTATTTACTAAATGGTCGTGGGAAAAATTACTCTACGACATCGCCAATGAAGACCTTACCAAAATAGACGCGGTTACGGACTTGCCTTTAGTGTTCGTGTTTAACATGCTGTCAATGGTTGAAGAGTTACAGCTAAACAAGGCTTAACCCCAAACCTTCCACATTTTATCGTACTCAAATAAGCCGTTCCATTTACCACCATCTGCACCAAACAAGTTATAAGTAATGTTAACCTTCACATTGTCGGGTGTCATTCCTACCGTGTCAGCATTTAAGAAAGGGTAAGTTTTAATCATGAAAGCCAAGTACTCATCTATTGCACCACTAATAAACCTTTGACCATTAGCCGAAGCCATAGCGTTTTGAGTAATGTAATGCGGACGTATAACACCGCCGTTAGTTAGTTCCGCTCCCTTGTCTAAGAACATATAGTAATAAATAGCACTAATTTCTACATACAAGTTATTTACGTCACCACTACCAGCAGAAATACGAATGGAGTCTTTCATTGTACCAAGTTGTACTAAGCCTTGACGCTGTATCTCTTGTTGAATTGCACGCTGTAAATGTACTCGTGTTTTGTATTTAATGTTGTATTGTCCCGGTAGTGCCATAACCTTTTAAGTAATTCGTGTTTATGTTGGTTAAATAATAAGCCAAGCCGTTGCTCCATTTGATAATAAACGAACACTTGACAAAGAAGTTAATGAATAACTAATTGCAGTATCAATCACATCCGTACCAAAAGGGTAAATAGTATTTGTAAATCCGTTTGCCCCTTTGATAATAAATACTTGACCTATATTTTCATCGTTTGCCTTTGGTAAATACACATTAATTGCTCCAGTGATATTTGCACATATAAGAACACAATTATTTGTAGTTAAATAGTAGTCAACTGTGGTTTTTGCAATAGGTAACTGAAGCCCTCCCGAAATAGCAAGACTTGCAATTTTCGCAACGTCCGCGCTAAGTTTTTCCGTTGCTATTCCTGTTTGGTCAAGTATCTTATTGTTACCTACAATGATACCATTAACACCGGGTTGTATTACGTTGCCTTGCCCGTATATTGCGCTCGTTGACGTGGAAGGTATAACGTTACCTACGAATGAATTGTTAAAGTGTATACTTCCCGTGTGACTTGCTAAGTCTCCGATTGTCGTTGGAGTAACCGACCCCTTAGCAAATGGGGCTAAGTCTATTTCGGTGTCTACACTCATCAACTCAACCTTAGTTAGATTCTGAGCGTTGCAGTCGTAATCAATTACTTTGTTGATAGTCCACCAACTATTGTCTATTCGTATCTTGTCGTTTAACTTTAGCCGTTGTATATCGTCTTCGCGTAGGTCGAAGAACGCAGTCAACATCTTACCCACGTTTATTTGATTAACCGTGCGTCTCCAATATAGGTTGTAAAGGTTGTTATTCGTCACGTTGTAACCTTCATAAAACATGTAGTCGGGTTGAGCGAATAGAATATCGAATGTCGGGTTAATAGGGTCGTCCCAATGGTGTAAAATTGGGTAAGTCGTTACACCACTTTCTCCAGTTGTTCCGTAGTCGTAAATGTTATAAGAGTCACACGTACCTACACCCCCATCGTGTAAAATTCTTATATTAACTTTTGGCTCACCTGACAAAGTAGGTAGGTAAGCGTTAAACGTGCTTTGTGCTATTGGTGTAGGTGAGAACGTAATTTCTTTGGTGTCTATACCTTTAACATACTCGTTGTTAAAAATAAACTCAAGTTGTCCGTAGATTTCTTTAATAGCTTCAAAGTATATTTTGTTCGGGTCGTCGCTGTCTTGCTTGTAGGTAAGAATAAGTTTCTTTGCGCTCAATTCAGGAAGGAATTGTAACGCTTGGTCTTTGTCTTTAGCTAATTTGTAGGTCCAGTCTACTTCTTGCCCTTGGTCGTAATAGTCGTCTCGGTGTTTTAAAACAAGGTTATTCGGTATGTCGTTGTCTTGCTCGGTGTAAAGGTTGTACATCGTGAACAATGACTTAATAAAGTCGGCTTGTTTAACCTTATTGGGCACGCTGTTATTCATGTTGATGACAGCACCATAACCGAGAATGTCCGAAGACGGCAGTACGCGAAGTTGTAACGAAGTAAAGTCTATTTCTAAACCTACTTGCGCAAACACACCGCCAACAGTCCAATAGTCCAAAGTTAACGAACCGCCTTTAATGGTAAATAAGTCCGTTGTAATTACGTTACTTGCCAACATTGAATAAGTCCCCGACAAAGTACCTATTGAAGTATTACCGACTGGTATAGTAGTTCCAAAAGGTACGCTTATTCCTGCAGGTGAACCGCTCGTTGTTGCGTATGGTGTGCCGTTTAAATCAATTTGAAAGTATGGCTTATAAGAAAGGTTGTTCGATTGAAGTGTTGCCGTTCCTGCGTTGCTATTCACAAGCGTTAAATCTGCGGTAAACGTAAACTCAAAGACTACACTTTCGGACGCTTGCAAGTTGAAAGGCACATCGTATGCACCCGTAGTGGGGTTGAATAAACTAAACGCGTCTTGTGTCTCAGTCCATCCCGTAATTGGGTTAATAAATACCGCAGTTGTACCCGAGTCAGTAAAGGAAGTGTTTGCTTCTACTAAATAGTCCACGTTGCTAATCAATGACTTTTCACCATTGAAAGGAATAATCAACTTGTCGAAATGCGCAGCCGTTAACGTGGACCAAGTGTAACTAAACCCCGCTTGTGCAAAGATGCGGTCAAAGTAAGTTTTAGCGTAGATAGCAGGCTTCATCTCCTGCAAGTAATAGTTATTCGAGTCTTTAAACGGAAGGAGGTATTTGTAGCCATCCCCTTGCGTGTTGGTGAATGAGTTCACTACATTGATTGCCCGGTATTCGTGGTTAAGGTCCGTAAAGTCTAAGTCCGTAAGTTCCTTGTTTCCTAACTTGGTGAAGAAGTCAGAAGATTCGTCTTTTATTAGCACCTCATATTCAACTTCGTTTTCGTAGTCCGCAGTCGTTTGTACTTTGTTAACCGCGACAAGTTGAAGGTAGCCAGACTCTAAAACTGGAAGTCCGTTTTGAATTACTGAGCAACGTGTTAAGGTGTTTATGTTAAACGTCCCCGCTTGGATATTTACGTCATAATAGTGGTTTAGTAAGTTGTGATTGTTAGCTGTACCCGTTAGCGTGATTGTCTTACTAAATGCACCCGAACGTTTACTCACGTCGCGAATATCCGCTACACCAAAATTAAGGGGGAAGGCTGTACCCTCTTTAACGTCAAGGTAGCCCGTTTCAAGTTGTATTTGTACACTCATATATTAACCTTGTCTTGGTTCGCTAACTTCACGTTAACCGTCTTTTTAATTAGATTCTTGTTCTTTTGTCGCTCAACCTCAAACGCTGTTTCTTGAACCACACACGCTAAGTATTTAACCCCGTCCCAAAGGTAAACCACGGGCGACGTTATGAGTTCCTGAAAGTAAATAGCCATTTGTTCGTTCATCCAATTACTATTTAGTTGGAGGTTCTTTTCAACCGTACTTGAATAGGTAGTCATTCCCCTTGCATCACTTGCGTAACTCCACTCCGTCCCGTTAACGTAGCCCTCAACCGTCTTGTTAAAGGACTGCTTTGTACTCGTTCCAGTTTCGTAAGTCCTAAGCTGAAAAGCAAACGAACCCCAAGAACCCATCCTATCTAAGAACACTAAATAGTAGTCATTGATTGCACAACGTTGGTCAATGTCAAACGTGTATGTTTCCGAGTCGGGAGGTGCTGTGCCGTCCGTAAAATAAAACTCATAAAATGTAGTGTCGGACTTAATCAACGGAAGTGTACCGCTTATGATTGTTAAGTTAAGGTTAGGGCTTGCCACGCATAACTGAGTAGTTATTTCGGTGTTCGTCACGTCATAATAGAATGAGTCGCCGTTTGAATTGTTAAACACTACACGACCCGTTACCGAGTTGTTAAAGCCATTGAACCAAATTTCTTGGTTTGGTGTTATGGTCATCTTTCGGTAGGACATCGAAGTCAAGAACAGCGCAGTCGTATTGTCTAATCGGTAGTCAGTTAATGCGTAGTTAGGAAAACTTACCCAAGACCTCGCGCCGTTAAAAACCCATTTGTCTAAAGTCGTATCAATGTCTCGAATAATCGTCTTTCGGTTGTCTGCATATTTAACCGTCCCGTTTTCCGTTGCGTCAACCACGTTTGACCATGACGCGTTAATAGTGAAGTCAGTTGTACCCGTCACGGCAATTACAGTCCATAAGCCACTAATTAAAGTATTCGTCCCTGCGTCAACTACGACTTGGTCACCTACTAAAAACGTGTGCGCGACTGTTGGTGTTATTTTTACATTCCCTGCGTTGTTCACTAAGTTAGCCGTATAGTTAAACGTCACAATGTACTCTTCGCCAACCTTGACATCGTAATTGTAGCGAGTGTTAGGTGTGTCAGATTCTGAGGTGTTAGTTGGTTGAAAGTCGGGACCAACTTTAGCACCTAACAATTTACTCAAGTCAACTTCGCCGTAACCCGTCCCGAAGGTAGGAAGTACCCGGTACTCTGCTATCTTATTCGCCGTCCCTTGTTCGTAAACGTCAAAGATATATCTAAACCCTTCGTTGTTTTTATTCGTGGAGTTGTAAATAAACTTGCACGGGTTGTACGCTGGTGTGAAGTCCTGCGGTTCTGCT